GAGCCACTCGATCCGATTGTCGAGCTTGCGCCGACGTCGAGCGTCGTCACTGGCGATCTTCTGGGACCAGCCGTCGAGGATGCTCGTGACCGTTCGCGGCAGCTGGGCCGTGTCTCGGAGCTGTGCGGCCATGCTGAGGGCGTCGCGAAACCTCGAGATGTCAGACGCCCGGTAGTGATCCTTGAGGGACCAGTCCAGGATCGAGGCGCGACCCTCGCCGCCCCACAGGTCATCCTTCATGGCGAGTTCTGCCTCGGCGTCCTCGGCGCGAGCCGGGGCCAGGCCGTCAGTGAAGCCCTGCAGGTAGTTGAAGGTGACGTCATCCGACTCGACCTCCAGCCACGGGACCAGCTGCAGACCCATGTGATTCTGCGGAGGAACGATCTCGCGGATGAGTCCGAGGGCGACTTCCTTGCGAACAAGGCGGTCCTGCGGGATGACACCTGCGGCATAGTTCTCGTAGAACATGCCGTACTTCGTCGCAGGCGTCGCCGCACTTCCGGTGAAAATGCTCACCTGTGTAGCTCCGATCAGTGGAAGTGGATGTTGACGCCCTTGGCGGTACGCATGGCGTCTGCCGTCGTGTTCGACAGGGCCTGAGGCGTTGAACCACCGGCGAGGGTGTACTCCAGGCACCAGGCCTGAACGCCGGTCGCTTCGTAGGCGACGCCGACTTCGACGTCTCGATCCAGCAACTGCCAGGGGAGGAAGGTGTCGTTGATGCCGACGATGTTCGCCGCAGTCGATCGACCATCGGTCACACCGACTGTATCCGTAGAGTATGGGCCGATCTTGCCCGACTCGACGCCGGAGGTGATCTTGGCCATCACCACGCCGCGCTGCAGGATCTTCTGAGCACTACCCTCGATCGTAACGCTCGGGATAGTGCTGGCCGCGACGGTATAGGACTCGAACTTGACATCCTGCGTGGACCGCAGCCACTCGTTGGCTCCGAACGGCGGTCGAGCCGACGGACCGCCCTTTGTGAAGCTTGCCATCTTGCTTCTCCTGCTCGGTCTAGAGGGCGGCGGTCGGGTCCAGCGCCACCAGCTGGATGTACGAACTGGTGGCCTTGATCTCCTCCACAGAGGCTCCGCGCGCTGTGTGCATCGACACCACGTTCCGAAGCGTCTCGATCTTGGTCTGTGCTGCAGCCTCTGCGGGAGCAGTCGGCGCAGACTGACCCGGCTGTGCTCCGTGGTTCCCGAGGACCGGGGACGCGGGAGTCGCGTCCATTCCGGCCTTCCAGGCGGTGAACTGCTCGTCGGTGAGGCTCTTGGCGAAGGCCTTCATGCCGTCGACCTGGGGGGCCATGAGCTTGCCGTCGGTGGCCAGCTTCTCCACATACGAGAAGCGGCCGGACTCCATGGTCTCCGAACGGAAGGCCTCGAGCGCGAGGATGTGGTTCTGAACTTCCGCTGGGTTCGAGGTCGGCACTCCGTTCACGGAGAATGCCATCGGCTGAACCGGCTGAACCGGAGGCGGCGGCGGAGCCTGGATGCCCCCGTTGGCGATCTGGCTGGTCGGCGTACCCGTCACGGGGAACTCCTTCTCCATTAGGACTGTGAACTTTTGGTCGCCGACCTGCTGTACGAGTCGCGCGCCATGGTTGTAACTGAACCCACTGGCCGAGTTGAGGCCTTCGACCGCAGAAAAGTCGACGAAGGCGAAGCCCATGTAGACAGGCCAGAACTCGGCCTCATCGTTGGACATGTACCCGCCGACCTCGGCTGAACGATTCCGGAAGGTGCCGTTCTCGTAGGAAGCCTGTGCGGCTGGGTCCGTGAGTTCGTAGTCGGCCAGGAGGAATGTCTCCTTCTGTCCGTCCGGCATCTCTAGTATCTTGGTTGACAGTCCCGTATGCCAGCCGACAACCTTGCCCGTGCCGGGGAGGCCCCTTACGAGAAAGGCGGGGTGTCCATCTCGAACCGGAATGTCCTTCAGGACCGAGTTGTTCTTCAAGTGCTCGTAGTTAGCGAGCATCTGCTGCATATGCAGGGGCTCCCAGGAACTCTGGATTCCCATGCTGTCTCGGAACGTCCCGGACCTGAAGACTGGCTGCCCCTGCACGACAAGGGCGCCGTTGTCCTTGCGGAACATGGTCGGCTGTACACTCGTCGACATGTTCCCGGAGAACAGCAGTGCCACATTGCGGCGCGCATCTCGAGTGCCTACCTTAGCTGGGAACGAAGGGCGTGGTCCACCATGGTCCTCGCCGGGATCGTCATCCTGCGACGTAGAATTACTGTCAATCTCGGCAAGACTTGCCGAACCGTTTCGCGCGCCTCGAATAACTACTCGATACCATCGAATGCACTCGCGACATTGCAGCTCAACCGTGCCGCCGGTCACCTTGATGTTTCCGTATACGCGATGCTGCTTGTACACCTTGATGTGTATGTACAAGTCGCCATTAGAGTCGACTCCGTACGTAGCCAGTAGAGGTCTACGAGAACAGTAGCACCTCAGTTGATGACTCGTCTCCACCTGCTTCTTCAGTCTCAAAACTCGCCCTTCTCTAGGCGCGTAGACCAAGTGTTTGGCAAGGCGCGAATGATGCTGCAGACGTCTTCTGTCGAGTACTTGGTGATCGAAGGTGCGTCCGCTATGAACATCTCAATCGAGGAGTGAAGCTCGCCGATTGCAATCTCAGGATTGTCGCACGACTCGCCTTCGAGCGCCTCTAGCATCTGCGCGTGGTACCCAAAGTCGAGTTGAAGATCATCGAGTCGACCCTCGCGTGCAGCCTTCTCATACTGCTTCGCGACGCGCTCCGCCATGAGGGTGGCGACTCGTCCTGACTGCTTGATGCCCTTCGGCTGCTTGGGCTTCTGGCGAGGCCCTCGAGTGTCCTTCCGGGGAGGGTCGGTCGGATCGGGATCGTCGCCCGAGGGGTCAACCACGGGGTCGGCTTGCGGCTCCGTGACCACTTTGACTTCCTCTAGCCGCATCCCTACGGCCTGTCCGAGATCTTCCAGGTTGACCTTGGCCGCGCCGGCTCGAACAACCTCAGCCAGAACCATGCGAATGGTCTCCTGTTGCTGAGTTCCAAGCTTGCGAAACTTGATTGTCGCCTGTGGAGCACGCTCTCCGAAGTTGAAGTTCTTGAGGGGCTTGAGTACATACTTGTTTATGTATTCCGCCCAGTCACCGGAGATAGCGTTGAGCATCCAGAGGTAGACCTGTGTTTGGCCAGTTCCCAGGTTGTAGCTTCCCACGTCGGCAGTGCGAAGGATAAGCAGTGGCGTAAACAGCGCCAAGGAGATCTCTTCGTCAAGCCTGGTCATATACCGTTCGAAGTCTGCACCACGCATCTGCGACTCGAGGTATTCGACTGTGTAGTCGTAGTTTCCGGCCTGGTCTCGATCGTCAGGAAGTACCGCCACGGCACGGTTCCTGATGTTACTCAGAATGTGCTGCATCGCGACGTTACCTTTGACCGTCTCGCCCCCTACCTGCACCTCGGTGTCGTAAGGTGCACGGCCGATCGGGATAGGCTCGCCAAATCGCTCGTAGTACCTGTTCGCAAACAGGTGCATAAGCATGCTAAAGAAGTACGGCTGAAACGCAGACTTCAGGAGCTTGCGCCCGTAGTAGTCGCCATTCTCAGACAGTACGGGGTACCAGAGACTGTTCGAGACCGGTATGGGATAAGGCGCACCCCACTGCTTTATGCCGTCGAAGACCTTCAACTTGGGCGGAATACCTGGAGAGCCGGGCGGCTTGTATCCGTCCACCTCTTTCCAGTTTACGAGACACTCTTCCGGTGGAAGATCCTTCACCTTGGCAAGCTGAATTGCCCGACCCTCGACATCGTTCTCCCACTGGAGGACCATGGGAGAGTAGCCGGCCCAGAAGGACTGCGACAGACCCCTTACCAGTCGCGTCCACACCTGGTCAAGCTGAAGCTGACAGAAGTCTGCGATTTTCTTGTTCTCGCAAACAACTTGATAGTCCAGCTGGTGAAGCATGAACGTGAGAACCGACAGGGAAGCGTTGACCTGGTAATGATCCCTCATCAGTCGATAATCAGCAAGTGTAAGCTTGCTGAGGTCAAACTGAAGGAACGTGCCGCCTGGCATGCTAAACCGGTAGAGATCCTCTCTACCAGCCCAGTTGCCGAACTTTTCACCAAGGATCGGCGGAGCAGCCTTCTTGTACATCGTGGAACTCACGGGCTGTCCGCGGTGGTCAAGCAGCATAATTCTCCCGTCGGATCAAGGCGAACGGGCCAGTTCCGCAGAAGTGGTCTTACCGAAAGCCTCGAAGTCGATCAGCCTGGCAATGCAAGATGCATCACCAGGCTGATCGTACGTTGCCGAACTATGGGGAATCTACTTGCGTCGCGTTCTAGCGACGGATATCAATTTCTCCGGTCCCGCGTAACAGACATGTCCGTCGCCGGAATGCCAAGAATTCCGAGAGGGGTGGTTGGTGGCAGAGGCGCTGAAAGTCCAATTCCGCCACCACTCACTGCGGGGTGGCTGAATCCGTCTCCGTAGCCATGCCTCAACATCTCGTCTACTTGGCCAAGCTCTCGCTTCATCGTGCCGCGAGTATATGACCTGTCACCCATGAGGGTGAAGACTACTCCGGCCATCGCATCGGCGATGTCTTTGCTGCCGTCGACGGGGTGGTCGATCTTCTTTCCCGTATCAGTCAGCTCTTCGAGTTCCTTGATTGCCATTTGAACGCGCTCGGTTCCACCAGGAGTGATGTACGTGAAGTACGGCGGGAACTCGATTCGACGCTCGTAGATAGCCTCACGAAGGTCCTCGTATGGGTTTTTGTTCTTGTCGACCGACAGGTAATCTGCATGATACCTTCGCCGATTAAGCTGTTGCATGGTATCCGTGCTCTGGAAGCCATCCATGGTCACGGTGCGAACCTTGAACTTCCGGTCGTCGCGCAAGTCGTAGAGCATGTGCCGGATGTCCTGCAGGAGAATCTCTGTACCTGCGGCGGCCTTAACTCGATAAAGCATATCGAAGACGATGTATGGCTTAATCTCGCCATCAATTTCTTCTACAGCCGCAACATGGCCCATGGCCAGACCTAGCGCATCTCCATCTCCAGAGATGGCTATATCGATATGTACTGCCCGCTTCAGGTTATCGTGACAAACGAACCAGTCTGCAAGCTTAGGTCGAGTTGGGCTATCCGAGACTGGACTGCCGATGTTGTTGTATCGCTCCTGCCACTTGTCGACAGCTTCGTAGATTCTGTCTACCAGTGAGATGAACGGGTCGTTTGTGGCTGGCGGAATTCCAGCGAGATCCCTTAGGGCCTTCTCTGGATTGTTTTCGAAGTTGTGGCGATAGACGGTTGGAATCTCGATCAGGTTATCTGACTGAAGTCCAACCTCGGTCACGATGCCACTTGGTACGATGACCTTGCGACGCGAGTCATACCAAAAGCTATCATGCGAGCCGTCAGACTTAAGAAACTTCTGCCACCCCAGTGACTCCCAGATTGACATGCGCTTGGTGTACGAGTTCTTCTTGTCCGACTTGAACTCTTCGTACTTTCGCCAAGCGAACCCGTTCTTCTTCTTCATCTGGCCGATAACCAACAAGAAGCCACGATCCTGGAATCGCGAGTCGATACGCGAGTTGATCGTGTCGTAACCTACGTCAGCATAATCCTTCTCTGTAGTCTGCTTGTGCGAGTCGGCCTCGTCGAGAATGCCTCCGAGGATGTTGTAACCCTCGAAACTAGTCTCCGTACTGTCTCCCGGAATGATCCAGATCTCCTTGGCGAATTTAATCACCTTGGTGTACTTGGGATCGTACGGGTAGTTGTTCACGAACCAGTCGGCATACTTAATTCGAGCAAAGATGTCACCAAAGGCGACGTCGATGACCTGTTTGGCTGACGTCGACATCTGCATGAAGGCTATGCGCGAGCCTGGCAGCAGGTTAAAGTATCCCTGCGGATCCTTTAGACACAGTACCCAGTGAACCATGTAGGGCAGTATGATCGACGCGACTGTCGTCTTGCCAATGCCGATGCCGCCAGTATACATGCCTCGGCGATATAGTGCGATCCGCTCGCCGTTCGATTCTTCACCGAACACTTCTACGAGTGAATCTCGAATGCCAGGCCTGATCCTATCGTAAATGTTCAGATACCCTGGGCCGAGGAACTCCAAGATACTCGCTGGACGCTGCTCGAACTCCGGGTACCTTTGCAGGAACTCGAGGTCACGCTTGATCTTTGCTACGTCCATGAGTGCTCCTGCCAGGCGGCACGGTACTCGTCAACCTTGCCGGATTCGATGATCTTTAGTATTCGAACTCGAGCAGTTCTTGGAGACGCTCCATACTTTCGCGCAAGTGCGACGTAGGTGACAAGATCCAGATAGTCGAAGTATACCTGCCTGTCAGACTCTGGTAGCTTTCTGGGGACTGGAACGTACTCTGGCGCGGCGCCTATCGATTCCATGTAAGGCTTCAGGCGCTTCTTGACGGCCTTGTCGGTTACGTCGTACTTGCGGGCCACGGCACCGAACGAACCCAGCAAGAGGTAATCCATATACAGAGCTTCGTTCGAGGTCGGCAGCTTCAC